TCATCGGATTTGTGATATCCGGAAAGATTTCAAACTATATTCTGGATCGAAATGAGAAATACAATAAGGCTGTTAAAATTGAAGATTCCGGTTTATTTGAGTACGGGATGAGAACAAACATCGGCGATGCGTTTATTTATGGAGACTTAATAGCTGTAGATACGGTCTCTTATCCAGAAATTGGCGGCGAGTATATGTATGTAGAAAAAATAGAAGAACACTATAATAAACATACCAGAATCGTAACAACAACCGATTCAAAAGGGAAGACACATACCAGAACGGAAACGTATTGGTCTTGGGATTATGCTGGCAGCGAAGAGCAAAAATGCTTAGAAATTATGTTCCTGGAGCAGCGTTTCGATTCAAATAAAGTAGATCTTCCAAGTGCAGATTATATTAAAACTATAAACGAATCTTATTACGTCCGCCATAAATATTATGGTGTTAATACTCAGTATACCGGAACTATATTTACCGAACTACGCGATAAAACAATATCAGATAATTCTCCATTTTACGAAGACAGCACTATAGATGAAACGATTGATTATTTAGAAACCGGTTTTGAATTGTGGATGTTTTGGGTGATTTGGATAATTGTAATTGGCTTATGTGTATTCGGCTTCTATTATATCGACAACGAATGGCTTGAAAATTGAAAGGAGAAATTTTAAATGAAACCTAATATTATTGCAGTTGATTTTGACGGAACCCTGTGTGAGAACAAATGGCCGGAAATCGGGATGCCGAACGAAGAACTTATTGAGTATCTGAAA